CCGCCACACACCCCATCCTGCGTTAAGGCCCTTGCCACCGATGCAGGGTTAGCCTCGTGCCTCCTGCATCGCGCATCCGGTCGTGTGTACCGTGGTGCCGCCCTCTTCTCGGCTGGGCGGGTTCCGTAGTGCTACGGCTTGTTAAGGATCGATGCGGCGGTGTTCGCTGCTGTTGAACCAAGTATTACCAAACGGTATTCGAAAGTCAATACCATTTAGTAATTTTCTTGGTAAGTTTTCCTCATTTTTGCAACGATTAGCCTTGATGAGATCGACGAGTTTCATTTAGGAGTGGCGCAGCGAAGCTGCAGACAACAAAAACCGCCTATGCAGGCGGCTTGTATGATTGTGAGTGGTGGAGCGCGGATGCTATCGAAGTACTTTGACTTCGTTTACGTTCACGATGCGCCCATCGATATAGAGGACTCCTGTTTGATAGTCACAGAAACTGTCCATAAGAATCTCGACTCTGGAGTACTGGTTAAAATAATCGAATGTCTTGATAAATATTTCCGGGCCATAACCTCCAGAGAGGAGGATATTGTGCCCATCGATCACTCGAAAGGTCGTCTTGCTCTTAGTCCCAGCAACGCATTCTGCATAACTATTGGCGGCCGGCAACGCAAGCGACAGCATCATGAAGAACATCATCTTGTTCAAGCGTTTCATCCTCGCAATCGATAGCCTCATGGCTACAGGTTGAAGCTCACTGAAACCACTACCCCGACCACATGCAGCACCTCCGGGTCATCCGGCTGTACAATCACATCCTTGTAGACTGCCTGGTTATCCGAGTGCACCAACACCGAGCCATCCATCTGCTTGAACAGGCGCTTCACATAGCACTCGTTGCCCTTGCAGATGACGTGCACCTTGCCATTCACGATATGTTGCTGTCGGTGCACGATTAGGCTGGCGCCGTCAGGGATTGTTGGCTCCATGCTGTCGCCCACGGCCACAATGCTGAACAGGTCTTCCCTGCGGTAGCCGTTTTGTTTGGCCCAGCCGCCGCGGCAATAATTTGGAGTGCCCTTCGTGTCTACTTCTAACATCGGAGCCCCATGCCCCGCTGATGCCTTCAGCGTATAGCGTGGCACTTCGAAAACATCGTGCTGGATGTCGTCCTGTGTCTCGACCACCACCACCGGGCGCATCGGAGTTTCAACAGCCGGCCCAAGGTCACCTGCTTTCCTCGAAACTTCTTCGGGCGCGACCTGATCAAGCCAGCCTACGGGCATACCAGCCGAAACTTCAAGCGATCTAGCCTTCTTCTCTCCAAATGATTTTGTTCTTAATAGGCCAGAAAGTTCGCCCTGGTTGATGCCTGTCATCTCGACGAACTGAGCCTGACTGCCGTTGCAATGTTGATCTATCCAAGCGCGTAGGCGCGCTCTTCTGTTCTGCACGATATCCATCTCGCAAGAATCTCAGATATATACCATTAGGTAAAACACCGTTTGGTATTGATTTATGCTTTACCGTTTGGTAATGTTCAAATATCTGCCAATGAGGAAGTCTCATGGACCTTCGAACCTACCTGAACGGGCTACCCCCTCTCCGTCAGCACGATTTCGCATCGCGCTGCGGCACGTCGCTCGGTTACTTGCGCAAGGCATTAAGCACAGGCCAGTTCCTGGGCGCTGACATATGCGTTGCTATCGAGCGCGAGTCCGAGCGTGCCGTCACCCGCCAAGAACTGCGCCCAGACGACTGGCAACGCTTCTGGCCCGAGCTCGGCCAGGGCGTGCACAAGTCGGATGCCGGCGTCGACACGCGGCACTGAAGATCCGGCTTGGCCCACTTTCCAGCATCACGAATGCAAGCGCATTCAACATTTTTTGAAAGGGAATGAACGATGGACAGCCTTGTGGCACCTTCACTGGCGCGGGCCTTGCGCAGCGCACTCTCTGATCCACGGGATAAGGCCCGGGTCATGGATTTGCTGGGCTGGGATGGCAGTCAGGTAAGCCGATTTCTTTCCGGCCAGATGGGAATTACCGAGGACAAGCTGGATGCGGCGATTGCAGCAGTCGGTTTCGTCGCGGTATCGCCACAGTATCTAGATTCGCTGGCCTACCTCTGCCAGGTTGGTGCCGGATGCCGGTGCGCCCGTAGTGGTAAGGGGGAATGCGGCGGCAATTCAGTGAGGATCGCGGCGTGAAAGCGCCGTTTTTTAATGCGCCCAAGGCGCAGGCATGGCAGTTCCCAAGGCTGTTTGGCAGTGCGATTTATTCAAAGTTCATATTTATGGAGGCGCTGTCTGCGCTTCGCGGATAGTGCTTTTCAAGGGCATTGCGCATGAGCACCTCTCCTCTTACCCATCCAGACTGCGACCTGCGCGACTTCGCGTTCATGCCGATGGACGTTGTCCGTCTGCGTGATAGCGATTTCGCCGCGCTCTCGGATGGTGATGAATTCCGGGCCGGCATCCTGCTGTGGTGCGCCAGCTGGCACCAGGTGCCAGCCGCCAGCCTGCCCGACGACGACACGGTGCTCGCACGCCTGGCCGGCTACGGCCGTGTCATCAAGGAATGGCTCAAGGTGCGTTCCGGCGCCCTGCGCGGCTGGATTAAGTGCAGCGACGGCCGCCTGTATCACCCGGTGGTAGCCGAGAAGGCAAACGAGGCTTGGCGCGCCAAGCTCAAGCAACGCTGGGCGACCGAGTGCGCACGCCTCAAGAAGCAGTGCCAGCGGCACAAGCAACCGTACAACCCCCCCACGTTCGAAGAGTGGATGTCTCTGGATTGTCCTGAGGGACACACGGCAAATGTCCCCGGGGACATCCCGAAAATGTCTCAGGGACAGCAAGACGATGTCCCGCCTGAGTCCCCCGGGAAACGCACTCCAAGGGACAGGGATATAGATATAACCACTACTACAGACACTAGCGTGTCTTCCGTAGTGGGTGACACGTACGCGTGGGGACGCGGCGGTGTCCCTGTCCCCGGGGACTTCCAGCCCTGCCGCACCGCACGCATGCATGCCAGCCAGTTCGGCCTGGATCTGGACATCGAATGCGCCAAGTTCATTGCCCACCACCAGGCTGCCGGTTCTCGACGTGACGACGTGCGAGCCTGGCAAGCGCAATTCCGCAAATGGCTGCTCGACGCTATGCAGATCAACGCCGACCGTAACCGCGGTTCTCCCGGAACATCTCGGTCTTTCCCTGACTACGACGAACAGCGCCGCGCTGCCGCAAACACGCTGAGCGTTGGATCGCACTACCTGAACCCTGAAGACGGAGGCGACTATGAGCAACTCCCCGCTTAGCCGTGCAGTTGTAGAAAACATTTTCCGCGCCCTTCGTGGCCGCTTTGGCAGCGAGTTCGTCAACCGCTACCGATCGGGCGAGATCGTACCGAAGGGAAAACCGAACGAAGGCAAGGATACCGGCCTGTTGGAAGCCATGGACGTATGGGCGTACGAGTTGCGCGACTTGTCGACGGCCGATATCCAGCACGGGCTAAACAGCAAATTCCGCCGTGCGCCCAGCTCGGACGAATTCATCCAGGCCTGTGTCAATCGCGACTACCGCCCTCCTAACGAGGATTTCAAGGCGAGCGAAGCCAAAGCGCTAGCCGCACCGCGCATGAGCCGCGAGGAAGCGCAAATACGGCTGTCGGAAGTGGGTGGCGCCGTGAAGACAACTGGCACGGTCGGTCGCGCGAATGTTGAATGGGCGTATACCATCGCGCGGCAAGTCGAGCAGGGCGTATATCGCAGCGGTTCCCACTGCTGCCGCATGGCGGCTGAGGCGATTCGTGATGCGCGCCAGCCTGTACCGGAATGCTTGCGGAAGTATTTGCCGAATTACCCCGGCGCTATCGATGAGGCTGCCTAATGAGTTGGTTCAAGATTGCCAGCATCGCAATGCTAATCGCCGGGATTCTGGTGATTATTTACGAAATCAAGAACGCCCCCGTGACTGAAGAGGATGAGTGATGCAAAACGGATCTGCCTGCCCCAAGAATTCGTCCGCCAAGCTAGGAATGCAGGCGCTGGGGCGCCTCAAGACTGGCACGATGAATCGGACCGAGGAGGCCTATGCCCGGCACCTGCAGCAGCGGCAGCAAGCCGGAGAAGTGGCCTGGTTCAAATTTGAGGGGGTCAAACTTCGTCTGGCTGCCAATACGTTCTACAGCCCGGACTTTGTCGTAATGCTCAGCAACAATGAGATCGAGCTCCATGAGGTCAAGGGGTTCTGGCAGGACGATGCGCGCGCCAAAATCAAGATTGCGGCCGACATGTTCCCGTTCCGCATCGTTGCGGTAAAAGTGCTCGCCAAGAAATACGGTGGCGGCTGGGCCGTCGAGGAGTTTTGAGCAATACCGCGGCATAAGAAAAACAGGGGGTGACATATGCAATTTTCCACGGTGCGTGGCCTTGTCGGATGGGCATTTCAAATGTCAGAAGCAATTCCAGTCAAGATTCAGAGGTTTGGGCAGGAAGTCCCGGGTTGCATATCTGACTTGCGCCCCGATGAGAAAAAGCAAATGGCTACCGATATCCTGGCGAAGATCGCACGTCTACCGCCTGGCGAATATAGCGCGATTGCCGCGTTCTATACTGGCGACATCCGCGCCATCAACGAGGCTGCCAAAGTGCTGCCGTGGCCTGATGTGAAGCTGCGCCGGATGATGGCACGAGGCTGGGCGCGCGATGGGCTGGAGCATACGCATGCCGAAATTGCCGAGATGTTTTGCCGGAGTCGTCAGACCATCACCGATTACTGGGGGCATGCCAAGAAAACGTTGGATTCGCGCTTCAATTCAGGTCTTGCTACCATCGAAGTTCAGGTTTTGGATTTGCTGATTTTTTATTCTGCCCGAAACGCCCATCGGGAAAGGCTTACAGCCTAATTCCTTGACATCCTAATCCGGCCAAACTACCATTATTTGCAGCAGCCCATATTGCGTCCAGCGTATGGGCTGTTTGTCATTCTGGTGTAGTCTCCCCATCCTGTATTGAACCCGTCCATGTGACGGGTTTTGTTTTTTGCGAGGTCAGAATGGCCGCGAATGACAAGACACGCTGGGAACGGGAGACAGAAGAAACATGCGGCGATGTAGCCGTTTTGCTGGATTACACTAGGCGCCGCTTGGAAATGCGCAGGCGCAGTGGTGAGCCATGCCCAGATGCCGAAATAGCCCTCTCCGAAGCAGAAAGGCAGCTTGTTGCGGGAATGGAGAACCTGATCAAAGCGGTGCGCTTTGAGACCGAAAGGAAATGACCGTGCCGCTATTGAGCAGCCTAAGCAAGCAAGCGATCAGCCAGAATATCCGGACCGAGAAGAACGCCCATCCTGGGATGCCCCTTAAGCAGGCGATTGCGATTGCTTACAACGTCAAGCGCCCAAAGAAGAAAGAAATCCGCAAATGATTCAGCCAACTGAAGACCGCATTGCGGTGCTTCCTGATGCCTATCGCGATGACATCACGGCTGCCGGGCTAATCGTGAAGACCCGAGAATCGCTACTCGCTTCGAGCCAAGAGCATCTTGGGCGCACGGGTGCTGTCATGGCTGTTGGCCCAGGGAAGCTGAACAAGGCTGGGAAGCGTATTCCCCTGGATGTGAAAGTTGGCGATCGAATCGCATTCGGCGAATTTGACTATCGAGAGCATTACGAGGACGGACAGCGTTACTTGATCATGCAAGAAGCGGATGTCTGTTGGGTGTTTGAAAATGAGCAGGCCGCCTAAGTACTGCGATGTCTTTGCCGAGCAGGCGCGTAAGCTGTGCCGCCTTGGTGCAACTGACAAAGAACTCGCCGATTTCTTCGGGGTATCCGAGCAGACGATCAACAATTGGAAAACAGCATATCCTGAATTTCTTGAGTCCATAAGGAATGGCAAGGATTTGGCCGACGCTGAAGTGGCTGACAAGCTGTTCAAGCGCGCCACAGGATACGAGCATCCGGATGTAGATATTCGCGTGATTGATGGCGCGATAGTCGAGACACCGCTGGTTAAGCATTACCCCCCCGATACCACGGCTGCAATATTCTGGCTCAAGAACCGTCAGTCGGCAAAATGGCGTGACAAAGTAGAAGCCGAGGTAAATCACTCCGGCAAGATTGAGACCATTACTCGCAGAGTGATCGACCCGAAGACTTGATATGCAAAGCCTCGAAATCCTCACTCCGCGCGTGTTCGTGCCTTTGCTCGAACCTGCGCGATATAAAGGGGCTCGAGGCGGCCGTGGTTCGGGAAAATCGCATTTCTTCGGCGAGTTATTGATCGAGGAATCCGCTACTTCGAAGATAGATGCAGTCTGCATTCGTGAAAATCAGAAGTCGCTTGATCAGTCAGTGAAGAAGCTGCTAGAGCATAAAATCGAGAAACTGAATGCAGGATATTACTTCGAAGTGCAGGACGCGAAGATAAAGAGCATTCATGGCGGCCTGATCATTTTCCAGGGCATGCAGAACCATACTGCGGAGTCGATTAAATCCCTCGAGGGGTTTGACAGGGCGTGGGTGGAAGAGGCGCAAACGCTTAGCCAGCGCTCCCTGGATATGCTTCGTCCGACGATTCGTAAGCCTGGTTCGGAGTTATGGTTTTCCTGGAATCCATCAAAGCCAACTGATCCTGTAGATGTCCTGCTCCGTGGCGAGGAATTGCCGCCAGGCGCAGTAGTGGTTGAGGCCAACTATTTTGACAATCCGTGGTTCAACGAAACCACGCTGGTTGACGAAATGGAGTACGACCGGCGTCGAGACCCCGACAAATATGCGCATATCTGGCTTGGTGAATATCAGCGAAACAGCGAAGCTCGGGTATTCAGAAACTGGCGTATAGAAGAATTCGAGCGGCCTGCGGGAACGATTTTCCGGCTCGGGGCGGACTGGGGGTTTTCGGTGGATCCTTCGGTTCTCATCCGTTGCAGCATCGAAGGTAATGCGCTTTATATCGACTATGAGGCGTATCAGGTCGGTTGCGAGATTGTTAACCTCCCCGAGTTGTTCATGAGCGTGCCCGAGGCAGAGAGATGGCCAATTACGGCTGATAGCGCAAGGCCTGAGACTATCAGCCATATGCAGAAGCATGGGTTTCCGCGTATTACAGCGGCCATCAAGGGATCAAAGAGCCTAGAAGAAGGCATTGAGTTCCTGAAGAGCTTCGATATCATCGTGCATCCACGCTGCAAGCATACGATCGATGAATTGACGCTTTACAGCTATAAAACGGATCCGCTGACTGGGCAGGTCGTGCCGCTCTTGGAAGATAAGAACAACCATGTGATCGATGCATTGCGCTATGCCTGCGAAGGGGCGAGACGCGCGATCAAGCGAAACATAGTCACGGCCGAGCCACGGCGCCGCATTGTGGTGCCAACTGGACCGGGTGGATGGATGGGATAATATGAGCGCGATCATCAGGGAATGCCAGGAGGCGCTTAAGATCGCGGTAGAGGCTGAGTCGCAGAACCGTGCAGAGGCGCTCCTTGATCTGAAGTTTGCTGCTGGCGATCAGTGGCCGGCTTTTATTCAGACTGCCAGAGAGCTTGAGCATCGCCCATGTTTGACCATCAACAAAACCGATAGCTTTGTGCGCCAAGCTGTGAACAATATGCGGGAGCAGCGGCCACGCATTTCCGTTCACCCAGTAGCTGATGGCGCAGATAAGGAAAAGGCAAAGGTCATTGCCGGATTGATGAGGCATATCCAGGTCAACAGCAATGCAGATACCGCCTACGATACTGGCGCCGACTTCCAAGTACGAATGGGTTGGGGCTATTGGCGTGTCGCGTCGCGTTATGTGCGCGAGGATAGCTTTGATCAGGAACTGTACATAGACCGTGTGCGCAATCCGTTCACGGTCTATATGGATCCGAATAGCACTGCGCCGGACGGCAGTGATGCTGAGTGGTGCATCATTACCGATCTCGTGACCAAGAAGCAATTCGAGCGCAAATACCCGCGTGCTCAATGGGTAGACTTCCGCGCGCTCGGCAGTGGTGATGACCTGCATGTGTGGGCACGGCAGGATGAAATACGAATTGCCGAGTATTGGAAGGTTGAGCATACGGCAGATGTATTGTGCATGCTCAGCAATGGCCAAGTTCGCTACAAATCACAGATAGATATGGCCGCCCTGAAAGCCGCAGGGATTTCCGTTGCCCATGAGCGCAATAGCACCAGGCGTCGTGTTATGTGGTACAAGATGACCGCGCTGGAAGTGCTTGAAACGCGAGAATGGCCTGGGCGTTGGATTCCAGTCGTTCCTGTCTATGGCGCTGAATATGAGCTAGAGGGGAAAGTAATCCGTTATGGTATGGTACGCGCGCTGCAGGATCCTCAGCGCATGTATAATTTCTGGCGTTCTGCAGAAACTGAGGTAGTTGCGCTTGCACCTAAAGCGCCATGGCTGGTGGCTGAAGAGCAGATAGAAGGCTATGAGGATGTCTGGAATGCTGCTAACCAGAAATCCTATGCGTATTTGCCCTATAAGCCGACCGTTCAAGACGGTACACCGGTCCCACCCCCGCAGAGGCTAGAACCCCAGGGCATGCCGGCAGCGCAGATCAATGCCGCCATGGGGGCCAGCGAGGATATGAAAGCCGTGGCTGGGATGTTCGACCCAGCGCTCGGCGCAGCGGGCCAGGAAACATCCGGCGTAATGGTGCAGCGTCGCCAGCGGCAGTCGGATATGTCCAACTTCCACTTCTATGACAATCTGTGTCGATCGATTCGCCACACCGGCAAGATCATTCTGGACCTCATCCCGCATTACTACGATACCGAGCGTACGATTCGTATCATCGGCGAGGACGGTGTTCCATCCAGCATGACGATCAATCAGAAACAGCTCGATGAAGCTGGTGCCATTGCTGCAGTTCTGAATGATGTAACGGTGGGTGAATACGATGTGGTGATCGATACGGGGCCTGGCTATCAAACCAAGCGCCAGGACGCCGCGGACCATATGCTGCAGATGCTGGCCACTCCTCTGGGAGAGAGGGTTTCCGCAATTGCGGATGATATTGTGTTCCGCCAGTTCGATTGGCCGGGCGCAGACCTCATCGCCGATCGACTTGCTGCAGCCAATCCGATTGCTCAGGCGGCGCAAAATCTTCCGGATAATATTCCAGAAGAAGCAAAATCTTTGATTGCACAGCTGCAGGCGCAGAATCAGCAGCTTGGACAACAAGTTCAGCAGCTCACGCTGGACCAGAAATATCGACTAAGCGTCGAGCAGGTGAAACAGGAAGGCCAGGACCGTCGCACTGAAATGCAGGACATGACGAAGCGTCATGACGTTGAGAGTCGAGATGCGACCGCCGTGACAGTCCAGCACATGCAAGATCAGATTGCCTTGATCCTGGCACACTTGGATCTGCAGAAAGAGGCGGCCAAGGCGCAGGGCAGGATAGACAATGAAGCAACCCATTGAATACGGCTGAATAGCTGAACCTTATAGAAATACCCTGCCTAGCCCGGTGCCCACAGCCGCGCTGGGCGTTTTCATATGTGGGCCTCGTGGAGTTATCCATGTCTGAATCACGCACTGTTGTTACCTCTGAAACCCTGATGGCCCAACTGATAGGCGATACGCAGAAACCCCCGGCCGAAACGCAAGCCTCGCCTGAAAATACCGGTGACGATGGCAATCCACTGGCTGAAACACAGATCGCCGAACAGCAACAAAACAGCCAGCATAAACCGCGCAAGCCGCTGGTAGAGGAACTCATCAAAACCCGCCATGAGCGCAATGAGGCGCGCGCACGCGAAAGCGATGCTAATGCGCGTGTTGCCCAACTCCAGGCCGAACTGGAAGAAGTGCGGCAACGGCTGCACGCCCAGCCCAATGTGCAACCGGCGAAAGATGATCCAAGGCCAGAACGCTCGCAATTTGTGAGCGATGCCGACTACCAGGAAGCACTGACAGACTGGAAAGTTGATCAGCGCATCAAGGAGCGCGAGCAGGAGCAAGAGACAGCAAACGTGCAGGCAGCCCAGCGGCAACTTGCTGACAACTGGCAGCGCAGACTGGAGGCGGCCAAAGCGGATCTGACCGACTTCGATGAAGTCGTTGGCAATTCGTCCATTGAGCTGCCGAATCACCTCTTTGCCGCAGTGGTGGAGAGCGATTATGGCCCGCAATTGGCCTATCACTTTGCTCAACATCCGGAAGAGGCGCGCAAGCTGATGGCGATGAGTCCAACAGAGGCATTGAAGATGCTCGGGCGCCTTGAGGATGCCATGGCTGCGCCAGTGCAAAAGCCAAATCAGCAATCAGTTCAACCAGCTGCCAAACAACCTGAAACATCGAAAGCGCCACCGCCAATCGATCCCCTGAAAAACGCCAGTACGCCAGTGGAAAAGCCAACTAGCCAGATGACGTATCAGGAATATAAAGCGCACCGTGCCGCCCAGCAGGCGGCGCAGCGCCGGCGATAGCGCAAAAGCCTATCCCTCAGATGAACCCCGCTTTGCGCGGGGTTTTGTCGTTTCTGGAGAGCCTAAATGGCCAACAACCTACTCACCATTTCTGACATCACCAACGAAGCGTTGATGGTGCTGGAAAACGAATGCGTGTTCACCGACAAGGTGAATAAGGAATATGACGACAAGTTCGCCATCCCCGGTGCAAAGATCGGCTATACCGTGAACGTCCGCAAGCCGGCGCGCTTCAAAGGCACCGTAGGTCCGGCGCTGAATGTGGAGGATTTCGTGGAATCCAGCGTGCCTGTTACGCTGACCACGCAATTTCACGTCGATACCCAATTCAGTACGGCTGATCTCTTGCTATCCATGGACGATTTCAGCCGCCGCTTGCTGAAACCAGCTGTGGCTGCCATCGCCAACAAAATCGACTATGATGGCCTGCAATTCGCCTATCAGAATACCGCCAATGCGGTGGGCACGCCTGGCACCAAGCCAACAGCTGCCCTGACTGCACTGACGGCCAAAGCTGTCTTGGACTCGGAGGCCGCGCCGGACGGTGGTGAACGCTGCATTGTGCTGGATCCGTTCAGCATGATCAGTATGGCGGATGCGCTGAAAGGACTGTTCAATCCGCAGGCCACTATCGGCGAGATGTATAAAAAGGGGCTGCTTGGCCGTGATACCCTCGGCTTCGACTGGTATCAGGACCAGAACGTCAACTCGTACAGCGTGGGCGCCCAGGGTGGCTCTCCGAAATTCGGAACGGGCGGCACTTCGTCTGCATTGCTGACGTCTGGCTGGTCCGATAGCGGCACGCTGTATACCACTGGGTGGACTGCCTCTACCAACGTAGTGAATGTGGGTGACGTAATCACGATTGCCGGCGTATATGCGGTGAACCCGCAGAACCGTGCACAGTGGGGTTCCAATCAGCTGCGTCAATTCGTGGTTCGTCCGCCGGTGGGTACGCCGTCGAACGGCACATTCACTGCCATCACCAATTCGTTCGGCCAAGTTGTAGGCGGTCAATACACTTCGGACGGCTCTGGCAATCTGCAGCTGACGATTGCTCCGGCAATCATTAGCGCAGGCCAGTTCCAGAACGTGAGCGCAGCCCCAGTGAACAATGCTGCCATCACCGTATTCGGTTCAGCCAATACCTATAGCCCGCAGTCGATGGCCTTCCACCGCGATGCCTTCACCCTGGCAACGGCTGATCTGGAATTGCCGGATGGTGTGCATTTTGCCGGACGTGCCGCAGACAAACAAACCGGCCTGAGCATCCGTGTAGTGCGCCAGTACACCATCAACAACGATGCTATTCCTACCCGTATGGATGTGCTCTATGGCTGGGCATCGTTGTATCGTGAACTGGCCTGCCGTATCGCCGGTTAACCCATTTTAAGGCCGCTTTCGCGCGGCCTTTTTCTCTTCCAGGAGAATCGACAATGTCGAATACCAATCCGGGACCAGCGATTTCCGCAAACCCCGTACCGCAGTCCCCTGTCGGCAATATCCAGAAGCTGGCATCGCTTCAGACGGCCAGTATTACTCCTGCAAGTGTGGCGGCCAATACAACGGCGCAGCAGTCCTTCACTGCTGTTGGCCTGGGCACTCAGCCCGGCGATCAACTGCTTTGGCTGTCGTCGCCTGGTGCCTTTCAGGCTGGCCTGATCATCGTAGATGCAGTTGCGGATACCACTACGCCGGATAAGATCACCATCGTTTTTGGCAATCTCACTGCTTCTCCGATCACTCCGAATGCAGGCTCGTATACCTTCTTGGTGGCGCGTCCGCAGCCGAATGAAAGCATTGCCGCAGGCAGTGGCTATCTGAACTCGTTCTAACCGCCAGGGGCTTCGGCCCCTGGTCATGAGGAATGTCCCATGAGTAATTATCCGAAGATGCTATATCGCGCGCCTTCGCTATATCCCGATGCCGAGACAGTAAAGGCCGTCCTGATGTCTGGCACTTTCGGATCTAGGGTTGTGGCATCCCCCGACGAAGAACAAGCCGCGCTTACCGAGGGATGGAGTGCCGAGCCCTATGATTTTATCGGCCAAAATGATGTTTCCGCAGCGAACAAGAAGGCTGGTCAGGCGAAAACGGAGTAATAGACCATGGCAACGGTGCTTGACGTGATCTCAGAGGCGCTCAAGCGCATGAATTCCTATGCGCCTGGTGAGGTTCTACAGCTGCCCGATGCCAACGATGGTCTAGTGATTTTCAACGATTTGCTGGATAGCCTATCCAACGAACATTTGGCCTGCTATCAGCGTGTGGAAAACGTGTTGCAGCTGCAGGGCGGCAAAGGCATCTATACCATCGGAAATCCAATTGGTGGCATGCTGGTTGGGGTCCTAACCGGTGGCAGTAATGTCATCACTGGTGTAACTGCAATGCCTGGCAATATCGTGGTTGGTGGCGACCTCATAGGCGCCGGCATCCCTGCCGGCACAACTGTTGCCGCCATCGGCGCAAATACGGTCACAATGTCGGCCAATGCGACTGGCTCGCTCCCGCAGGAAACCATCAGCTTTACCACGCCGGGCGATTTCAAGGTACCACGGCCACTGCGCATCTCGAATGCGTATACCAGGCTCACCAGTAGCGGCTATTCGGCCGTCGATTACCCAATGGAACCGGTGTCGATCGACCAATATTCATCGATCGGATTGAAGTCGCAGCCTGGGCCATGGCCAAAAATCGTTTACTACGATATGTCCATTCCACTGGGCACGCTATATTTCTGGCCGATTCCCTCCCAGCCTGGCGAATTGCACCTATGGACAGATGTGCTGCTAGCGGATGCGATGACGTTGAACACTGTGATTACCTTGCCGCAAGGGTATATCCGTTTCCTGAAGATTGCGCTCTGTCGGGAAATGTGGACGATCTACAGAGCCGCAATGCCATTCCCTGCGCTTCTTGAACAGCTTTATCGAGAGGCTAAAACGGCAGTGAAGAATCTGAATGCGCAGGCGCAGAGCGTTGCGCAATATGATCGGGCGATTGCCGGGAAAGCCAAGAATGATGCTGGCTGGATCTTGCACGGCGGGTTCAATTAAGGGATAACCATGAGTCTCTTTCCGTTCGTCGGCGGGGCTTATGAGGCGCCCATGCCGCTGCAGGACATGCAGAAACTGGTTAACTGGTATCCGGAGATTTCGCGCCATGCCAATAGCAAAGAGCCGATCGCGCTACTTGGCACGCCTGGGCTGCTATCTCTGGCTGTATTGGGGACGGGTCCGGTCCGTGGAGGATGGCCCCTCCCAGGTGGGGCGGCTGCTATTGTCGTATCCGGTAGCAATGTATATTGGATAACCTCTCCATCGCTTGGTGCTATCAGCGCAGCCTTGATCGGCACGATCGCATCCACCAATGGCCCAGTATGCATTCGGGACAATGGTGCGGGTGGCATTGCAGTCATTGTCGATGGTCCGAATGGGTATGTGGTGAATCTAGCGGCCAAGACTGTGAAGCAAATCGTTGATGAAGCATGGCTTGGCTCTAGCCGAGTCGCTTTTATCGATGGCTGGCTGGTATTCAACAAGCCAGGATCACAGACGTTCTACACATCTCCGCTGTATTGGAATGGCACCGCCCCGCTCGATGCCACCTATTTTGCGCTAAAGGATATCGCCACTGATCAGCTCGTGACGATGATCGAGGACAAACGCGAGCTTTGGCTAATTGGCGAGCGAACTACAGAGGTATGGTATGACGCAGGGAATGCGACATTCCCATTCTCGCGCATCCCAGGCATTGCGATGCAGCATGGTTGCTGTGCTGCGCAAAGTCTCACGCGTATCGGCGATAGCCTGATTTGGCTGGCGGCCGATGAACAAGGGCAAAATTTTGTTGTTGCGACAAACGGCTATGTAATCGAGCCGATTTCGAATTACGCCATTAATCATGCTATTGCCAGCTATCCCGTTGTCAGCGATGCCATTGGATACGCTTACCAGGAAGATGGGCACCAGTTCTATGTTCTGACCTTCCCGAGTGCGGATGTGACATGGGTGTGGGATAAGACGACTGGATTATGGCACCAGCGGCTGAGCTTCGATCCGATCGCAAGCCAGTTTCACCGCCATCTTTCCAACTGCTATTTCGATTTTGCAGGCATGCGGCTGGTAGGGGATTTTCAAAGCGGAAATCTCTATCAGATGTCGCGCAAAGTGTATTCGGATAACGGCGCCCCTCTGGTCGCCTGGCGGCGCACGCCCCATGTGTGGGATCGCAATAACCGAGAACGCGTTTTCCATGCGCAGTTGCAGATCGAGTTTACCCCTGGCGTGGGTCTGCAATTCGGTCAGGGAAGCATTCCGCAAGCAATGTTGCAGTGGTCGGACGATGGCGGACAGACATGGGGGAATGAGCACTGGGTGAGCATTGGGGCGGCAGGACAAACCAAGAACCGTGCTATCTGGCGCAGACTCGGGCAAGCGCGTGACCGTGTTTATGATGTCAAATTCTCCGACCCTGTGCCGCGGGATGTGGTGGGAGCCAGCCTCATGGAGATGTAAATGGCTTTTCCGGCAGACTTCCCGCTGGCTCATATACCATTTCTTAATCGAGATGGAACAGTTAGCCGCCAATGGATGTATTTCCTGCAGGTGCTATGGAACCGGACGGGTGGTACTTCTGGGCAGATTCAGCAAATTGTCCTCGGCTCTTTGCCGGTGATGTTCGGTGAGGACGGTGGTGCGTCGCTAGACGACATCATCATGACGCCTGGTGTACCAGGACCGCCTGGCAATCAGGGTATTCAAGGGCTACCTGGCGTGGCTATGGCCTTCGATGGCCTGGATGGCGAGGATGCAATGCCCATTCCGGGGCCGATCGGCCCCTCTGGACCAGGAATTCCAGGGCCGCCTGGGCCGGCCGTATACCTGCAGGCGCCGGAAGCGGATGAACCGCTTGCTTATCAAGGTGCGCCCGGCAGCCCAGGGCAGACCGGCGCTGCCGGGCCTGTTGGCCCCGCTGTATACCTTGAAGCACCGGAAGCCGATGAGGGTATGCATATTCCTGGGGTTCCAGGGCAGACAGGTGCCCAAGGCCCTATAGGGCCGGCAGTCTATCTGGAAGCGCCGGAAGCCGATGAACCAATGGCGTACCACGGCACACAAGGCAATCCTGGTGTTACTGGCGCACAGGGTCCTGTAGGTCCCGCAGTCTATCTAGAGGCTCCGGAGGCTGATGAAGCCATGGCAATTCCCGGCGTGCCTGGCCAAACAGGCGCGCAAGGGCCGGCCGGGCCGGCGATCTACTTGGAAGCCAGCGAGGCTGATGAGCCGATGCCATACCAGGGCGCGCAGGGTTCGCCTGGGGCAACTGGGATGACCGGGCCAGCTGGGCCAGCCGTCTATCTGGAAGCGCCCGAGGCTGATGAGGGACTGCAGTTCCAAGGCGCGCCAGGGAGTCCAGGGATAACGGGGGCACAAGGTCCTGCGGGACCTGCTGTGTATCTTGAGGCCCCCGAGGCTGATGAAGCGATGCCATACCAGGGGGCGCCAGGCAGCCCTGGCATTACAGGCGCAAGCGGCCCGGCTGGGCCGGCCATTTATCTTGAGGCGCCAGAAGCCGATGAGCCGATGTCCTATCAAGGGACCCAGGGCAATCCCGGCGTCACTGGTGCCCAAGGCCCTATAGGGCCGGCAGTCTATCTGGAGGCTCCGGAGGCTGATGAGCCGATGCAGTTTCCGGGGACGCAAGGCCAAACAGGCGCACAAGGTCCGGCTGGCCCTGCTGTAGTCTTTGTTGACACCACGCCAGAGCCAGAGGATCAGCCGCCGGCATGGGCTGGCCAGCGCGCCCCCGGCGGCGCTGCAAGTATTACTGTCGGATCGTCGCCATTCACATATACGGCCCCAGGGAATGGTGCTGTAATTGTTTCTGGCGGCAATATCGAAAATCTGCAGTTCACGCGCGGAAGCACGACGACTTCGATCGGCACTTTTCGCGGGATGCATCCGCTGTTTACTGGCGATCAACTCGTGGTGACATATGTATCAGGCAGCGCGCCAACGATGACATTCGTCCCGATGTAGCAAAACAAGCTTTCAACCATAGCGCTCATTGGAAAATGCTGGTGGGCGTTTCTTTATGGAGTCATGAATGGCCTCGAACAAAATCCTTCGCATGGGTCCGGTTGCCATGGGCACCACCGCTGCTAATATCGTTAACCCGCCGACACTGACGGGTGGTACCGGCCTCGCCAATACCAACTCGAACACCTATATCATCCTGCGCCACATCCGCATTGTGAACAAAAACGCTTCTGCGGTGACGGCAACCCTCTATGTCGGCGCCACCGGTGGTTCGGCAGCTGGTACCGAATTCGGCTTCAATGCCACGCAAATCCCAGCCAACTCATATGTTGACTGGTACGGCATGCTCAGACTGGAACCGGCCGATTTCCTGACTGGCTTGGCTGGCACAGCAACCTCGCTGACCTTCGAAGCTGAAGGCGAGATCGGCATCGTATAAAGGGGCGGCCATGTCTGCGATGAAATTTAGGCAGGTATCCGGCGCCTCCACCAATCTGGCGTTGGTGAAAGCCTATGCGGGCAATTTGACGGGTGCGGTCATCATCAATACCAATGCGGCCGCACGGTTTGTGAAGCTCTACGAATCGACAGATTTGCCCACAGTTGGCACAACCGTTCCCGCGCTCACTATCGAGATCCCCGCCAGTTCACAAGTGGTGATCAATCAGCATGCGGCAGTGAATTTCAGTCGTTCGATCTGGATGGCTACTACGGTGAATGCGGCAGACAGTGACACGACTGCCGTTGGTGCTGGCGATCTAATCACACAGTTGTTTTTGGAATGAACATGGACATTCGCTTCTTTGGCGGCGATGAGGCCGCTGGAAATGTGTTCGTGGTCGAAACCACGGCCGAGGCTGGTTATCTTCTTGAGTCGCATATTCATGATCATGCGCATACGTCAGTGCTGGTATCCGGCACGGCCGATGTGACAATCGATGGCAAAACGGAGCGATTGACCGGCTATCGCATCGTGACTGTACCTGCAAAAACGTTTCACCGCGTCGAAGCAGTGACAGATATTGTCTGGCTATGCCTGTGGGCTGGTGATCTCGCCCCACGCGAGCAAGCCGAGGAATCGCTCAAGCTGACCAAAAAAGAGTGCTGCCATGGCTAAGATCGAATTGATCGCTGAAGGCATCAATGTTTCCCGCATTTACTGGATGCTGCAGCAACATCCCGAATTGTGGAACATGCATACCGAACGCACCGAATCGCCAGATAGCCCTCATTATGGTCTAGACGATATATGGGTGCGCTATGGCAAGCCAGAACATGCCGTTAATAACCAAGCGCATGCCGCGCAATGGTATCCCTGTGCCGATATTCTAGGGGTTAAGCAATTATGTCTTGATCTAATGCGGCATGTCGGCGGTGTTGAATTGGGCGGCGTTCTGATAACGCGCATTAAGCCAGGGAAAATCTGCAGGCCGCACGAAGATCACGGCTGGCATGCCCGCTATTACGACAAGTTTCTCGTCCAGATCTCTAGTGCGCCTGGGCAAGCCTTTCATTTTGAGGATGAGCGACTGGAGACGAAGCCGGGCGATGTGGCATGGTTCGATAATCAATATACGCATTGGGTCACTAATGACACGCCATACGAGCGCGTCTCGATGATCGTATGCATCCGCGTGGAGAAATGAAATGCCTTGGGGTGTTGCAGCTGCGGCGGTAGGTGGGGCACTTGTCAGTGGATATGCCTCAAATCAAGCGGCAAATACGCAGGCAGATGCGGCTAATAATGCCACGGATGCGCAATGGCGAATGTATAACCAGACTGTCCAGAATGAACAGCCATTCATGGACGCTGGCAAGAATGCGCTCAATACGCTCACCGGGCAGCTGCCGACGCTCAATGCGCCAATCGACAATACCAATTGGCAACGGTATATGTCTCCTGCCTACCAGTTCCAACTGGAACAGGGTCGGCAGGCATTGCAGAACAGCCAAGCTGCCAGCGATGGGGCATTGTCTGGCGCCGCCCTCAAATCGTTGATTCGCTACAATCAGGACTATGCAAATAATGGGTTCCAGAGCGCATTCAACAACTATCAGACCCAGAACCAGAACATCTATAACCGCTTGGCGGGGTTGGCGCAGCTTGGCCAGAATGCAGCGTCGAATACTGGGATGACAGGGGCCGGCATGGCGAGCGGTATCGCCAATACCGTCACCGGTGCCGGCAATGCAGCGGCGGCCGGTACAATTGGCATGGGCAATGCTATGTCCGGAGGTATTAATAATGCGATGGGCTATTACATGATGAACAATCTGGCAGGCGGCAATCTTTTTGGTGGCGGCCCTTATGGTGGCACCGCTCAGCAGCAAGCCATTGCAGAGGCTTCCACCGCCTAAGGAATGAGAGATGCCAATCGATCCAAGCATTCCCCTTCAGGCTCAGCAATATAGCCATTTTACCGCGATTAATCAGGCCGTCCAGCCACTAGCATCATTGGCACAACTGCAGAACCTACAGCAGTCCAATCAGCTGATGCAGGCACAGACGCAGAACCTGCAGCAGAACGCCGACTATAACGCCAAGCTATTGGATGAGCGCAATCGCTTCAGCGCAGCCATGCAAGACCCTAATTCTCCGTTCAAAAATCCTGACGGGACCATTGATTACGGGAAGATGCAACAATGGGTGGCGACCAATACCCCCATAATTGGATCAGAACATGCGTCAAATATTATGGCGCTGGCCAAGCATGTGAACGATTACAAGACTACGCTCAGCAATATGGCTGATAGCGATATGCAGCGTACAAACGCCGTATTGCATTCGTTCATTGGACCAAATGGTCAGCCTATTGCCGATCCGAGAACAATGATCAATCAGCTTCAGGCGCTCAAAAGAACATTGAATGGCCAAGGGGCTGATTATGTTGATTTGGCATCAAAATCTATAGCTGGCGCTGCTAACCCACAACAATTACAAACTGTCCTGGGGCAACTTAGCCGTGACACCACGCCAGCTTCTACCCAAACGGCCCAGCTGCAAGGGTCAACTGGCGCAGTCAATACTGGCGCTGGCACAGCTTTCTTTAATCAGAACCCAGAATATGGGCAGCCAACTGGCACACTGACTGGCGTAGGAATCCAGAACCAAATTGGACCAAGTGAACGCCAGGTTCTGGTTAATGATCCATTTGGGAATCCGTCTGTTCAGACCAAGGATGCGAATGGAAATATTATCTCCGGCCCAGCTGTGCAGAATCCACTTGGTCCAAAGCCTCTCGCGCCAGGAGATGTTGCGGCCATCCCCCAGCTCGTACATGAGCGCGCACAGATCAATGCCGCTGCGCAGCAAGTGCCGGCGCAGCGCTTCAACAATGCGCAGATTATTGATCTGGCGAACAAGGCCACTGCAGTAGGACCTGGATCGGCTGCAGTGACGAAGGTGCTTGGCGCGCTCGGCATGCATAGTTCTGGAGACATGGCAAGCGACTATCAGCAGCTCGGCCATTATGTGGCTCTACAGGCGCAGAACAATGCCGCGGCGATGGGTGTGCATACCGATGCTGGGCAGGCGCTCGCCAGCATGGCCACTGGCAATACCGAGATGAACCGCAAGGCGCTGATCGAGACGACGCGTACGAATGACGCGCTGTCTGTCGGGCTGAAAGATTTCAACCAGGGCATGGAAGCGGCTATTGCGGCAAACCATGGCGATCCACGTGCCAAGCGGGACTTTCAGAACGCCTGGGCGCAGAACTTCGATCCGACCATCTATAAGCTACAGAACGCGCGCGAAGCAGGCGACAACGCCACTTATCAGCATTTGCTGAATGGGCTCACGCCACAGCAGAAACAGCAACTAGCTCAGAAGCGCGTCAATCTGCTCAATCTGATTAATAACGGCCATCTTTGACATGAGCAATCAATACGACAGCCTTATACAGCAAGCCGCGCAGCAGGCCGGGGTAGACCCCTATGCGCTGAAGGGCCTGCTTATGTCGGAGAGCAGCCTCAATCCGGGGGCCATTAGTCGGGATAAGAATGGCAACCCGATCGCCTATGGCATTGCCCAGTTCACGCCGGCGACGGCGAAGAGCATGGGCGTGCGCGATCCAATGGATCCGCGGCAGGCCATTACGGGCGCCGCTCAGCTGTTGCGCCAAAACCTTGATCAGAACAATGGCGACCTGGCGCAGGCGATTGCCACCTATAAAGCCGGCTCGGATCGGAGCGGATGGGGGCCGATTACCACCAGCGGCACGATGAAGGCATTGCGCTATGCGGACCAATTCCGCTCGCAGTCGCTCCAGGCGAACGACCCCTTGTTGCAGGACCTGCGCAAGGGTGCGGCGTCGGCATCGGCAGTTAAGGGCAATCCACAACCCGCCGCTGGGCAGAATGATCCGCTACTGCATGACCTCCTGGCAGGAAGCCAGCAGAAAAATACCGCACCGGCCTCGCCGCCAAGTGCGCCATCTGGCGGCGATAAACCGGGCGTCGTGATGAGCACCTTGATGGGTGCTGCGCATGGTTTTGGATCTGCAGTCCTGTCTGGTCAAGAGCTGGTCGGCAAGGGCGTTTCGCAGATGGGGGAAAATCTGGGCGTTGATGAGCTGAAGCAGGCTGGCAATTGGTTGACCAATGACGCGCAGCAAGGGCAGCAGCGTATCAATGCCGAGTTGCAACCAAACCAACAGGCCCATCCGATTGCCACGGGTCTAGGGCAGGCGGCCGGCAGCGTGGCGGCCATGGAAGCCACGGGCGCCTCTGGACTTCTCGGCAAAAGCGCTGCTGCTCAAGGCGCGATGTATGGGCTGGCGCAGGGCGCATCTGATCCGAATGGCGGCAGTTTCATCCAGCAGAAAGCCGAACAAGCCGCAGGTGGCGCATTGCTTGGCGGCATCGGCGCCAAGATCGCCGACAAGGTTGCCCCCGCGTTATCGAAAGGCTGGAACTATGCGCGCAGCAAACTCGGAATGTTGAGCTCCGGGAATGCTACGGAAGCGGCACAGGGCATTATCAATGATGTTCTCCAGCAGGCCGGCGTCGATCCTTCCAAGGTGGCGCCAGGGGCCATGGAACAACCGGTCAATCAGGTTGCACAGGCACTGCGCACTGGCGCAAAGCCAGTTCCTGGCGCGGCCGATACAATTGCCCGTATCGGCGAGGCGGCTTCGCTGCCAGTTCCTGTGGAGTTGTCTGCCGGGCAGGCTGCGCGCGATCCGATGCAATATGCGCTGGAGCGAAACTGGCGCGGAGTGCGGGGCGTCGGCGAACCGATACAGGCGATGGAAGCACGCCAGAATGCTGCCCTCGCGGAGAACCTGGATGCACTTGGCGCTGGCAGTGCTCCATCCCGCATCGATGTTTCGCGCAACCTAATGAAGGCCGCCAACGAATTCGACGATAAGTGGCAGGGCACGATCAGCAAGGTCTATGACGCTGTAAAAGGGACCAATGGCTTGCCGGCTGCGGTAGATGCCACGGCGGCCATGGGGGATGTCGGCAAAAAACTGTCCGAATCGTTTATCGCGCCGGAATCGCTGCCGGGGGATGTGCAGCGCATCTATCGTGGGATGCAGGATGGCACGTTGCCCCTGACCGTAAATGACATGCTGAGCGTGGATAAAATGCTATCCCGCGCCCAGGGGTCCGCCACAGACGGCAATGTGCGCTATGCAATTGGCCAGATTCGCCAGGGGCTGGCAAATGCCGAGGTGAGTGGGGCGGATGGTGATGCGGCCATCGCCATGTACAATAAAGCCAAGGCGATGGCCAAGCAGCGCTTCGATTTCATCGATGCCAATCCCTGGTACAAGGATGCTCTGAGCGGCGCTGAGCCGGATAAATACTTCCAGAAGCATGTGCTGAACGGGAATGCCGCCCCGCTCAATACGATGATGAATGGCTTGCGCCAATACAATCCTCAGCTTGCCCAGCAGGTGCAAGGGGCGGTTGCCGATTTTCTGAAAAGCAAAGCGGCGCCACGCGCGAGCGGAGAAGAAGTTCCCGCTTTCAACCATGCAACATTCAGCAAACTGGTGACCGACCCGAATAATGTTGAGCGCCTACGGGCAGTGTTTTCGCCGCAGGACTTCGATACGCTTCAGTCGATCAACAATGTGGCGCGCAATATCAAGACACCCCCTCCTGGAGCCAATGTGAACTACAGCGGCACGGCTGGCGCCTATCTGGACGCAACGATGAATGGCGCCAAGGGCCTCGCGACGCAGGGAATCATGCATGTACTCCCACAACCTCTGAGCACGCTGGCTTCGCTCGGGCATGCCGCCTATCAGGGAGCCAAGAATATCGCGGGGCGCCAGAAGATGGCGCAAAGCATATTCAACCCCGTCATGGCAACGCCTGGCACTACTCGATCCGCTCAAACTCTCCGTCCAGTGTTTGAGTCGTTCGGCTCGCGCCTGTCTTCTCTGGCGTCGAGACATTCAGCCAAGCAAGAAGGCGGCGGCGAATAGTCATGCCAAGCCGTTTACCTATATCAAAATTGTTGCTCTTGAAGATGTGCCACATTTCCCTTATGAAGGCTACGACTATGCTTACAACGAATGCGGAAAGAGCAAATTCTAGCTGCTGAACAATAGACATCGCAGATCTCCTGTTTTTCGACCCGCCCATGTGGCGGGTTTTTCTTTTTGAGGGTGAACATGGCCGTGCAACTTTCTCCATTGCCTATCCAGCGTTTCTGCGACAACAACGGCAACCCCCTGGCGAATGGCCAGCTTTTCACCTATGCGGCCGGCACGTCTACTCCACAGGCCACATATACAGATAGTACGGGCGCAACGTCCAATCCTAATCCTGTCATTCTTGATGCGCGGGGTGAGGCCCCTGTCTGGCTGACAGGCGGTCAGGGCTATAAGTTTGTGCTACAGGACTATGCGGGCAACACTATCCGAACGGTAGATCAGATCTTCGCGCCGTTGACGCCTACCGAATATTCTAGCGGCAGCTTGGCTCGTGTCGTTACCTCGATCGCAAACCTCAAGGCACTCTCCAAGACTGCTTTCACTGAAGCTATTGTCACTGGATATTATGCACAGGGCGATGGAGGTGGCGGGATTTATTACTACGATTCCAGCGACACGACTAGTGCCGACAATGGCGGTACGATCATTGTCGCCTCGGATGGTGGTCGCTGGAAGCTTGATCGGCAGGAAATCATCTCGGTTAAACAGTTCGGCGCCAAGGGCGATGGCTCAACCGATGATACGTCAGCCATCAATTCAGCATTTTCTGCCCTTTCCACGCTTGGGAAGCCGCTCTATTTCCCGGCTGGCACCTATATGGTGCGCGAATCCTCTTCTGGCAGCGGATATGCCATCCTAAACCCTGGAGTTTCCTTCTACGGCGATGGCATGACGCTCAGCACGATCAAGCCGCTGACATCGATGCCGAATACTGCGAACTTTATGAAGATCCAGCCGACTGGCGGCGCATATCTGGATTTCATGTTCGTCAGAGATATGTTCTTTCAACCGACCAATGGTTCCACCAAATACGGTGCATCGTGCATGTATTGGAACTTCCCGGCCGCGTCAAATGCCAGTGCAGTGGAAATCACAGGGGTTTACTGTGCGCCAGGAAATGATTATTCCATGGTTTGGAATACTAATATCAGTGGCGGAATTAACGTTCAGGGCATTCCAGCAGAACTTGTTGTAACGCGATGCGCCTTTTGGGAGGGAACAAATTTTATCGGGGCGGGCGATAGTAACCGATTCCGTGACTGCTTATTCCGCTCCACTTCCACATCAACTCGTGTTGGTGTGCAATTCAACTCTGTTGGCACCACTGGAAATGCGCCTTCCGCACTATCGATTGAGGATTGCAACTTCGATTGCGCCGGTGGAGCTGTATGGATTCATGGCAGCTATCAGACTTCAATACGGCACAACAATATCGAGATGAGTGCCGGTGCTGGTTCTGGATCTGGCGCATGTATTGATATCGATGGCGATAATATCGCAAACTCGTTTGCCTCCATTCGGGACAATCTAATTTCTCTATTCGGCACTACGACTGCGACAAGTGGCGTACGCATAAACAAGTGCGAAGGCGGTATCGTTGACTGCAATCGATTCCTGACCGGTATCACGCCAAATCAGGCAATCCTAATTACCACCAATGCGGTGGATACCTATATCGGATTGAATGAAATTGCCTCTGGCTGGACTGTTCCTATCAATGATCTTGGGGCTACAGGTACAAAGGGAACCAGGAATGCACTCACGCTACTGAACAGCTTTACAAATACCGGGACAGGCTTTGCTACAGCCTCCGTAATAAAGGACAAGGACGGGCGCGTTACGCTGGAAGGACTGCTCTCACACGCCGGAGCGGCAAGCGGAACCATCGTTTGCACGCTACCAACTGGATTTCGCCCAGTTGCCGCTCATCGGATTATTGTGGAGGGCACTATCAGTGGAGCTATTAGCCCAATGTATCTGGAAATTACCACCGATGGCAATGTGAAAATGGTATCTTCTGGCACGGTAACATCGCTTTCCATATCCGGCGTTTCATTCAATACGAATAGCTACATCTCTAGCAGCAACTGATGTAATTTGCTCAATCAAAATAACAAGGTGCATAAATGAACCATCAGACTGAAACTGCCGGACAATTGCCAGAGATGTTGCGATTCATCATGATTTGGATCGCCACAATTTACGGTTCGATTACTTTGCAGCAGATTGTCTTGCTGTTAACTGGAATTTATACAATCCTTCAGATTGTTATACTGATCCGTGATAAATTCCTGAATAAACCAACAAAATGAAAGGAAACCATATGTTTGAAAATATTAAAGCACGTGCGCAATCGGAAATCGACGCGCTGAAGACCGATGCCAGAAGCGTTGAAGAGCGTATCGAGGAAGCTTTCAAATTGGGTGCCATGCACCATGCCCTGGATTCCATCATCGCTGATGCCACGAGCGTAGAAGAGAAGGTAAAGGCGGCTTTCGATCTCGGTTCGAAAAGTTGAAAGCCCGCCATGGCTGACTTCAATACAGCCTTTGCCGCTCTTGTCGGAAACGAAGGTGGGTATGTCAATAATCCAGCCGATCCAGGTGGCGCAACCAGGTGGGGCATCACCCAGCGGGTTGCGCGCGCGGCTGGCTATTTGGGTGATATGCGTGATTTCCCGCTGGAGCAGGCACGCGTAATAGCCAAGCACCTCTATTGGGATCCGTTACATCTAGATGAGTTTGATGACAGGATGGCATTTGCCATGCTGGATGCCAATTATAACGGTGGTCATGTTGTCCTTTGGGCGCAGCAGGCAGTCGGGGTAAAGGCGGATGGCAAGCTTGGCCCGACAACCATTTCGGCTCTCCGCGCAGCAGATCCAATGCGCTTCGTCATGGCTTTCACGGCATATCGCCTCCTTTATCTTACAAGCTGTCATCCGTGGCCAACTTTTAGCCGAGGATGGAGTCGTCGCATCGCGAATAATCTTTTGAAGGCGGTGAAGTAATGGATCCTATCAGCATTTGCATGGCCCTCGCGCAATTCGCACCCACCATTGCCGGCTGGCTCGGTGGTAGCAAAGCGCAAGACGTTGCACAAAAAGTCGTCGGGATTGCACAGGCTGTCACCAATACCAACAACCCCGATCAAGCAGTGGCAGCTATTCAGAATGATCCCGCTATGGCGGAGAAGTTCCAGGAGGCGGTGCTGTCGCAGCACCTGCAATTGGCTCAACTGGCGCATGATGAGACCATGGCAGAGATTCAGGCCGATATAGCTAACACTGCGTCGATAAATGCCACTATGCAGGTTGAAGCAAAAGCCGACCATTGGCCAACATATTCATGGCGCCCATTTATCGGCTTTTGCTTCGGAATCCTCGCGATGACCTCCGGCGTTACCGTGGCCGTCTGCTATCTCGGCGTGATGTTCTGGCAGAAACCACCAACATTGCTTGCGCAACTGCCAAGCATGATTGGGGCTGAGGCTGGGGTAATGGCCACCATGTCGCCAGTCTTGGGGATTGCTTCTTGGTTCAGAGGGAAGATGCAGGCCGATCCGCGCATTCCAACGGATAGCAGGGGATGATGCAAGTAAATGGCCATCTGACATAGATAATATCATCGTTGGATTGCTGGGCAGAACGCTGTGTGGGAATTTGTACCGCCATTGAAATGGCCGTGACAAGCAAGCTATTGACCATCAATCACAACAATCTGCAAACTTGCGACAGCGCGGATTGTAAGTCATTGAAGATTATAGAGTTCTAAATAGCATTGGTGACTTGTAATCAGAAGGTCGAGGGTTCGACTCCTTTCACCGGCACCAGAATTCACTAGTAGTATCAACGGGTTATGGAGTTGCAGCGCCTAACCCGTTTTCCATTTAGGCTCAACTGTAGGTGAATTTGTACCGTTAAGCCTACCCACATACTCGGCCAGGTGCTCGCGCGAAAGGTGCGCATACCGCCGCACCATCGCTTCCGATTCCCACCCTCCAAGTTCCTGCAGCACATGAAGTGGCGTTCCCGCCTGAGCTAGCCAGCTCGCCCAAGTATGCCGCAGATCATGCCAGCGGAAGTCCTCAATACCGGCGCGCGCCAAAGCATTGCGAAAGGCCTTGGTATTCACCTGGGTGACCGATTTCCCCTTGAAGGTGAATACGTGCGTATCGTGCGTCCCGATCCGGCGCCGGATCACCCCCATGGCCACTTCGTTCAGCGGCACGGCATGATCGTTGCCATTCTTGAAGTCGTCCGATGCCACGAAGGCCACGCGCCGCACAACATCCACTTGGCTCCAGGTCAGGCCCGTCACGTTCGCCTGCCGTAGCCCGGTATGGAGGCTGAACTCCACCATATCGGCCAGGTGCTCCGGCAGCTCGGCCAGCAGCCGGTCGGCCTGCGGCGCGGTCAGCCAGCGGATGCGGCGCTTCTGCTCGCGCTTCAGCGTCAGCGCTGGCGCCCGCTCGATCCATCGCCAGTGACGCTCAGCCCGCAGCAGGATGCCGCGCATCAATGCCAAGTGCCGGTTGTATGAGGTGTCACCGTTCGTGATCTTGGCCGTCACGCGGTGAATCTCTTCGGCCGTCAGCGTGTTGATGTAGCGCTTCTCGAAGTACGCGCTATAGCGCAGGATCATCATGCCATCCTGCGCCAGGGTGCGTTTCCCTCCTTTCTCTTTCAGCCATTGCAATGCAGCCTCATCCCAGGTCTTTAGCGGCTTCTCGCCGAGCTTTTCGACCTTCCAGAGCTCGTGCTTGAGCTTGTCGTGTGCTTCCTGGGCGGCAATGCGATCACTTGTGCCAAGTGACTTTTTAATGCGTTTGCCGCTTGCTGTGGCGATGTCAGCCCAATAGATACGGCCTCTTCGGTAGATGGACATACAGACTTCTCCGGTCTGGCCGCGCTGTCGCGTTGCTGATTGTCTGCGCGACAGAGATATTCTTCAATGGCTCGTTCTGCGATGACCCAGCTCTTGCCGGGCTTCTTGGCCACGATGTGGCCGGCCTTGCAAAGACTGGCCACGCGCCTGGGCGAGCACCCCAAGCGCTTGGCCGCTTCGAATTTGTCGAGCGTTTCCATTTTGGCTCCCTATATATAAGGAAGGCCGCATTAAGCGGCCAAAACGAAACCGCCCGGCTGTTGAGGCGCGGGCGGCTTGTTGATCGGGATGCCGGGATTGGCCCGGCGCCATTCTTCTTCGGTGGTCATCCCTAAATTTGGGCATCCGGATTTAGTTGTGTTTCAGGTGTTCACCGTTATTCAGCATTTTGCGGTGCATCACACCGGGCGAGTGCGATGCGGACACCCTCGCTGAGGTTTCCATTGCCCAGCCGTTCGGCAATGGCGCGGCTCTCATCCGTCAGATAGATATTCACCCGTTTGCCGTTCTGGCCCGTTGCAGGCCGTCCGGCGGCCGGCCATTCGATTTCGTCCAGCTTGTCGCGCCAGTAGTCAACACTACCCGGCGGCCGGTCGAAACGGTGGAATGCTAGCTGTCGATTGTTGTAGGTCAATGCTGCCGCCAGTTTCTGGCCGTCCAGGTCGGTGCGGCTCACCAGTTCGGCAAACGCCGCAGCAGCCGCGTCAGGGTTTGTGGTGTTGGTTTTCGACTCGGGCAGAATGCGCTGATCGAAGGTGCGCAGGTAGACGCGATACATAATTGGCTCCAGCTAAAAGCCCCGCCGCGGCGGGGCTCTTCGATCATCAACGAGGATAGGAGCGGGCCGCTTCCGGCAGGATGTACGGGAAATCGCCACTGCTGGGATACCAGTTCTCATTCTCCTCGATCTCGACCAGTTCGAAATCATGGGCGCCGACATCGAGTTCCCGAATGTCAGCTAGCACATTGCCGCACGGGATAAACGTTTCTGGATAGCCAGAGAGGGCAACCGGGTCGGCGCCATCCAGAATTTCATAGAGGCGCTCGGCTTGGGCGTCGTCGGTGCAGTCACCGGCGCCTTGAGCGATCTCGGAGAGATTGTGCAGTTCGCCAAACGTGTAGATGGTGATGGTAGCCATGATGTTGATCCTTTATCTGATCTATCGGAACCCGCCGACTCGGTGAGCAGTGTTGTTTGCTGTTCATGAGCTAATTATATACACACAAAAATCTGGGTCAACTATATTTTTGTGTGTCGTTAAATTTAGCACATTCCCGCAACATCACTGCCGGCTTGCTGCTATACAGCACAGACTGAAACACAACTAAATCCGGATACCCCTAAATTTCCCCTATCGTATGACGTACAGACTTGGCATCTGGCGGTCAGCGCGGATTTCCCACCACCTCGCGCCAGTAAAATCTGCGCTCCACGCAACCACCATTTGGATATTTATTGCCATCATTACAGATGCCAATGCCGCCTTCCCTGTCCTTGTGGGCACGATGGATACGGCAGTTCATGCATCCAGCACCGGCATCCTCAACCGCCACCACCCTTACCCCAGGCAACGCCTTAAACGTGACGATCACGGGGCTGATTTTTGTGTCCATGTATGCCATCACCCTTCCCCCATCAACCTGCCGCCGAAGCCGTCAGGGTGGGGCCATTGGGATGGTGGTTTTGTAACAGACCCAATGGCAGCATCGATAGCCTCGTCGAGTGAATTGTGATGAAAGCCTTTTCCTCGATCTGCCGAATAGGGAGAATCGTCCCATGCGTTGATATGCGGCAAGGTATAAAGCCCCTCCCAACCGCCACTCCGGCTCTCTCTCCTGCTGCGCTCCTTCAGCCACCGATACCGCTCCGCATCCTTCTGCGCCTCGGCCAGCTGGGCGCGGAGTTCATTCACAACATCAATTAACGCGGCAGCGCCGTTCGCAGCTTGGGCGGCCATATCCTCTGCCGCCACCCGCGCCGCATCGGTGCGCTGCCAGTCGGCAAGCGTAACCAAAGGGACAAAGCCGCCGCCATCCGCCAGTTCTTCTGCCGTGTAGGCCGCACCCATTTCGTCATCAAGCCATGCAATGATGCTCGGCTCAGTCATGGCGCACCTCTTTCTTTGGATACACGATATTCAGCAGTTTCTGGCCGAGTTCATGCCGCGCGCGATCTTGAGCTATCCATGCATCGATGTCCGAAACATTAGGCGTAACGCTCAAGACGCCTCGCAGCATTCCTATAGCCGTCAAGAGTTCCTGGACATCATCATCACGAACGTCATTTTCTAGCACTACCGTGATTGCGTTAATACGATCAGTCATGGCGCACCGCCTCAACTCTACGGTTCCAATCTTTGATTGCTTCATCCTCCAGCCAATTCATATCAAACCTAATGGCCCCATGAGTCCTTTGAACTCGGCAGTGCGGGCATCGGATAATCACTTTGCGATCCTTCGTGCAATCATTTCCGACACGTGAAAGAGTCGGCTTTGATCCACAAAAAGGGCACGTCTTCAGCTCAGTCATGGTGCACCTCCAGTTCGTTTGGGATTTCTCGCGCCGCTGATACAACCTGCGCAACGAAATACGGCAGGTCTTCCTCTTTGGCATTCACGAATTTTCCATCTTCGCGCTTTTGAAGGATGCAGCGGCCTTTGAAATCGAAAACAAAACGAAAATCGTTGCCTAGGATAATCATTCCCCCACCTCCCCAGCCGGCGCGGCGGCGCGGTCCAGTCGCGCCATGCGGTTTTCGAAGTCATCCAGCCCACGGAAGAAGAGGCGCCCCGTAGCGGTGTCGCGGTAGACCTTCACCTCGGTGCCTCGGGAAGAGCCAGCACCGGTTGCCAGGCCGATCAGCTCGTACTCGCCGCCCTTGCCGATGCAGGTGAACAGCTCCTGCTCCGGTAAGGCGAGCATGGCCGTCACGAATGCCTTCAGCCGCTGAAACTGCTCGGTCTGCTGGTAGCCGGAATTAGGTGCGTATTTCCCGAAGTGCGGAGCAATATGCGTCAACGCAAGGCGTTCGATCATGGCGTCATCCGGCACGCCCTGCGCGGTCGGATGCGGGTGCAGGTAGAGCGGTACAATGATCGGGTTTGGCGCGAGGCAGTCTTCTGCATATTCCGCCGCAAGCTGTTTTGTGGGAAAGACCGTATTGGGATTTATCTTGTTGCCGATCACATCATCTGGCCACTGCAATGCAAATGCCACCGGCTCCGCGCCCTGGCTGGATAGGGCGGCTAGTTGGCACTGATTGCAAATCACAATGGCCGGCAGTTCAATATGCTGAACCGCTACCGGACGGTCTTCGCCAGTCTGTCTGCCGCAGCACAAACACGAAGGTGCGAGCATTGTTCCCAACGCGTGCTTGGAATGGAACTGCTGTAGCAAGGGATAGTCGTGGCGCATTATCTCGTCAGGCCGCCCCCCGCTCGGCTGGGGCGGTTGCGCCACCAGCTCACGCTTCCACTCTGGCCATTGCGCGATGCTAGCGTTGGCTTGCTCTACGGCATCCACTTTACTCGTCACGCTGGATATGATTTCGCCCACATCGATTGCATCAACAGCGTACGCCGCATGCGCGATGCCATCATATTCGGAGGCATCAACTCTTTCGTATGCTTCGCGCCGCACAGCCTCCGCCACCGCGCGCAGCTCGCGGACGTGGCGCTCTTCCGAATCGCTGATGTAGCTGGCCTGCTCTCCAAGCATTTCGGAAAGGTATGCTTGTTCCTTCTCCAGCTCGCGGATGTGGGCTGCCATGGCCTGCATGGTTTCCACCGCCTCATGCCACCACATAAGCGGTTCACCGCTCCCGCTAAGCGCGTCGATTTCAGCAATGGTGGACTTACCGTATTTGCGCTCAGTCATGCTCCCCTCCATCGCTCTCAACGTCATCGGCCGGATAGCGCGACGCGCAGCACTCCGGGCAGCCGCAGTCAGCGCGCGGCAGGCGCATGGTTTCGCACTCGTCCGCCGGCGCGGTGGTGCGCGGCTTGATGTGGTGGTCGGTATAGGTCTGGTAGGTCATGCCGCCTTCTCCATTTCTTCCGGCGCCAGCGAGGAGAGTCCGCCGCCGGCACCTACAAGTTGCATTGCGTTGATGTTCATCCACCAGCGGCCGTTCTTCGTCGGGCATGACACTTGGCCGATCTGGCCGTGCCGACCGTGGCCACCAGAAACTATGACCGTATCGCCAACCTCCGGGATGTACGGCGGCGGGCAGGGCGGTTGCTCGAGCTGCACCGGTTCGGTGATCGTGGTCATGCTGCCTCCGCGTAAGGTTTGAATGCCGGCGACTGGCTGGCGTGCTTGTCCCAGCGGCGCTGTGCGTTCTCAACGAAGCAACGCCACGGGCCGACCTCGACTTCCGGCAGGAAGGCCCGTGCTGCTGCGATGAACTCGCGCAGCACGCCGACCTCATCGCCAGTCAGCACGATGCGGTCGGTCATCCCACGCGCTGCGCAGCGCTCCGCCGCGGTCACCCAGGTGTCGCCGTGCTTGTCGAACAGCTCCCGCGCGGCGCGGCTCTCGTAGTGCACGGCAGCATCGAACAACGCCGCCATGAACAGCGTCAACGTGCGGATGTGATCGCCGAGGCCCCGGCCCTGCTCGATGGCAAACAGCGCGCCGTCGGCCTGAAGTACGAAGGATTCGGCGCTGTCGCCGAGCTTCTGCAGGCCGGCCATCAGGTACAGCGTATTGATCACCCGGCGCGGCTTGTATTTGCGATTGTGTTTGCTTTTTGCCATGGTCAATTCACCATTTTCCCGGCGGCCAGCCAGATGTACTGCCGCATGGTTTCGAGGGCCTGATCATTGCGACGGCAGGCCATGTGCAAGACGATCTCGTCAAGGCAGCGCGCGGACTCTTCCTCGCTGATCTCGACGTGTGCGCCAAGGTTGCGCCGCTTCATCTCGGCCAGCAGCGACTCGTTGCTGACTTCCCGAAGCACGTCGTCTTCGTCTATATGCACTTCAACGTACATGGCTCAGTCCTCCTGAAGCCCGCCGAGCGCCGCCACCAGGTCGGTGATCAGGTCGCCCAGCTCGTTGGTGTAAAGCAGGAACGTGGCTTCGAACAGCGCCGGGGCGTCGTCGCCGGCTTGGCTCGCTTCCTCCTGCAGTACGTCGAGGAATTGAAGGCGCTTCAGCCGCTTGTAGTTGCGGTGGAAGTTTTCGGTGAACTTGGTGATCGCTGCGGTGAGGTCGTATGTGACCTTGTAGATCGGGAGATTTTGAGCCAGAGCCATGCTTAAACACCTATGCGTGGGCGATGCCCGCGCTTAAAGGGTTAAATGGGTGAATCGATAAATCTGCGGACAGCCCGAGCGCGCAACTTGCTGTCCTTGCCGCCGTCGTAATGGTCGCCATTACTGAAGCCCTGACAGTAGGCGCTGTAGCGCGAGTACTGCGTGCTGCTCCAGTACCATTCCGGTCCGAACGCCTCGGCACCGCCTTCCTGGAACGCCTCAGTAGAGGTCTGCGCCGGCTCTTCAGCCGTATACGGGTAGGTCACCGGGATGCTGCTGGCGTTGTCGCCATCGCGGAACGAGCAGCAGTTCTCTTCCTCGGTCGGCTTCAGATGGCGGTAGAGCATTTCCAGCTCATCGCGGCTCGGCAGGTACCAATCGCGCTGGCCGTTGATGCTCATGCCAAGAGCCCAGGCCCCCATGGCGCTACCGGCTTCTGCCATGGCCTTGGTATTGGCCAGGCCGTCGAAGCAGCTACGCGCGCCGGGGATGTCCTTGCCGTACTCGCCCCAGGCGGTATCTTCGATTTCGCCTTCGGCCCTCGGCGCTACGACCAGGGCGTATTCTGCGGCGCCGACGTGGAAGCGGCTGACGTAGAAGCCTCCGGCGAACGGCGTGCCGGGGATAGTGGGAACGGTGATCGGCGCTTCAGCGATTGCTTGCATGGTTGCAGTCTCCAGAATGACGAAACCCCTCGCATGAGGGGCTGGGTTTGTGAGCGGCGCGGCGCCGGTCGTAGGAGAAGTGCAGGTGCCTGCGGCGGTGGGCCGCAAGGTGTCGGGTGATGCGGGTCATGCGGCCAGCCTCAAGCTGACGGGCTTCCATTGGTCGCCGAAGGTGTAGCCCAGCTTTTCAAGCTGCCGGTCCATGTCGTGGACCATCTGGCCCACTGCATCGGCGAAGGTCTTCATCTTGGCCTCGTCGCGCTCCATGGTGACCGAGTGGAAAATGTAGTTGCTCACGTCCGGGTCGTGGTTGGCGAACACCCAGTGATCGCGGCCGGTGACGAACATGGAGAACTGCACCTGCTCGATGTATTCCGGCTTAATCTCTCCGTCGAGCACGAACTTAAGGTACACGGCAGTATTGTGCGGGCACTTGGCCTCGATGCCGGATAGGTCGCCGATTAGGCCATCCGGACTGCAGCCGTAGCGCATGCTGTCATCGCCGTAGATGAATGGTATGTGCTCGATGATGGCGTCGGACTCGAACGTATACAGGCCGACACAGCTTTCCTCGTATTCGTGCCCCCAGTTACTGGACCGGCCGCCGCTGCGCTTCTGCTGTGCGGTGGCGATTTCGGCGATCAGCTCATGCATGTAGGTCCGGCGCGCTTCGCCTACGCTGCCAGCGGCGCGCCCTTTGGCAATCAGGTCCTTGGCCCGGCTGGCGGTGATGACGCCGAGGCGCATCTGCTCCCACTCATCGGTGCCTTGGTCCACAAGCGCACCATCAAACCCCAGGCGCGCAATGGTGAGCCGGCTCAGGTCATGCCGCAGCTGGCTGTTTGTTCTTGGCGTCATCGATCTTCTTCTCCAGGAATCGAATCATGGTGTCCATGTCGTCGGCGGCGACCTCGGACATCGGCCGGTCCTTGTAGGGCGTGCCTTTCGGGTACACGGCGGAAAGTGCTTCCCAACTCCGGCCGTAGGCCACAAGCAGTTCGGCCAAGCGCTCTTGCTGCTGCTCAGTGCTTGGCGTGACGTCCTTCGGGTTGTCGAAGTCAATGCCTTCGCCGCCCTCGGTGTCCACGTAGTGGATGGCCTGCTGCAGGCGGTCGCGGTGCGGCCAGTATTTCGAGGCCTGCTTGACCACGGTTTTCTTGATCATCTCGCCTTCGTCGGTGTGCCAGGGGCAAGCCATCTTCTTGGCGACCCATGCCTTCCACGCTTCTGAGCGGTCGCGGATGGCGTAAATCTCGGCGATGGGCATGGGATGGGTCAGGTAGTCGCCACCGTCGGTCTTTACGACCACGTAGGCGCCTACAATCGGCCCGCGCTCTTCTTCGGGCGCGAACGGGTCGTATTTGTGGTGCGGAGCCACATCGATCCCAAGTAGTTCGAAGTCATCGTTCAGCCGGGCGATGCGCGCTTGCCCCCACTGAATGGCGCCGGTCTGCATGGCCAGATGCAACAGCCCCATGTAGCTGATGTCCAGGCAGACCTTGTTCTTGCGTGGCACCAGATAAGCTTGCTTCTTGGCCGGGTTCAGGCTGATTCCGATAGCGGCCACGTTGGTCACAGCAGCGATGAGCGCCGGCTGGTTGCCGAATGCGACCCTGGACAGATAGTCGTTGTTCTGCAGCGCCTGCAGGGCGAAGCCGGCCTCAGCTTCGAACTTAAGACCCGGGTCGGCCAGCACCGAGTCGAACGTGCTGCGCGTGGCCAGGATCCCTTTTTCAAGGACGGCGAGCTGGTTGGACATGATTTCCTCGCATGGCCAGCATCCGCCGGCCGGAATGAGAAAGGCCGCTCAAGGCAGCCTAGTAGGGGTCGGTGCCGATCAACTCACGGAGTTGCTGCCGCTGCCGGTATTGCGCAGGGCCGGCCATTCTTCGCGGGATGTGGCAGTCATGCTGCTTCCGCATTTTCCTCGCACTCTTCGGCATCGACTTCCACGAACTCGCCATCGGCGCCGAGCGTGTACCAGGTATCCGGCTTGATGCCGTCGCGGCCGGCGATGACGGCCTTGATGTGGACGATGCGCCCATAATCGTCGCCTTCCGCATCTTCATCGCGGTAGCACAGCACGATGGCGCTACCTTCGGCAGCCTTTGCCTTCCCTTCAAAGCCACTGGCCATGGCAACGGAGTGCTTGCCGCCGACGCTGGCGGCGCTGTAGTCGCCCGTGTTGCTGGCGGCGCTACGGTAGCCCGTGTTGCTGGCGGCGCTCTGGTTGCCCGTGTTGCTGGCGGCGCTGTAGTCGCCCGTGTTGCTGGCGGCGCTACGGTAGCCCGTGTTGCTGGCGGCGCTACGGTAGCCCGTGTTGCTGGCGGCGCTACGGTAGCCCGTGTTGCTGGC